TCAGTTAGCTGCGAACGCTTCTCGCTGGGCATCCCATACCACCGGCAACGGCTCCAGCAGCCGTGGCAGCGTCCCGCCACCCGGTTGTCGCCCGTCCACTATTGCCTGGACAATATCTGGTGCCAGCAGCGTCAGGCGCAGCAGCGTGCCGAGGTAGCCACGCTCGACCCGCTCCGCCGCGGCCATCTCGCTGATCGAGGCGTAGCGCCCTTCGTCCAGGAGGCGTTGGTACCGGAACGCCCGGGCCAGTGCCTTCACCAGCGCCGGGTCGGCGCGTGTGGTGATGGCCGTGCCTGCGTCGGCGGTCGGGGCCGGCATCACCACCGTCTTCTGGCCCGTCCGCCGCCGGATCCTCAGCGGCACCTGGACCGTGATGCTGGTCGCCTGGGTCATGCCGCTGCCCTGAGCGCCGCGGGCGCGATGGCAGTGAGGTCTCGGACGAGGCCTGCTAGCCCCTCCACCCGGAGGCGGATATCGGCGCCGGCGGGCCCAACCACCACCCGCTCCACCAGCCCCCTAACAATCCGCGCCTGCTCCGCCGGGAACAGCTCATCCCATAGGGGATCGAGCCGATGCAGCGCATCGCGTACGTCACGCTCCGTCAGGTCCGGCGCCTCGCGTCGCGCCGCTAGCCACGTGCCCACCACGATCTCAGGCTGGCGCAGCAGGGCGCGGACCTGGCTGATCACGGCACCTTCGATTTGGGCGGTCGAGACGCGCCGCACGAGGCTGTCGTCCACGCCCGTGTCGGCCTTCAGCACGCGCTGAGCGACGTAGTAGCAGTAGCGCCGACCGTTCTTCACCGCGTGCGTCGGCGACATTGCGCGGCCATCGATCCCAAAGATCAGTCCCTTCAGGAGCGCGGGCGCGTGCTGCTGGTTTTGCGCGGCACGGGTGCGCGGGCTGGCCTGCAGGATGGCGTGCGCCCGATCCCACAGGTCCCGCGGCACAATCGCTTCGTGCTCGCCGCGATAGACGTTCCCCTTGTGCGTGACCTCGCCGATGTACGTGCGCAGATTCAGGATCTTGTAGACGTCGCCCTTGTCGAGCGGCCGGCCAGACTTGGCCGTCACGCCCTCGGCCTGCAGACGGCGCACCGTCTCGACGCCTGAGCCGGTCTCGACGAAGAGCTCGAACACGCGCCGCACCCGCGCGGCCTCTGGCTCATTCACGACCAGCTTTCGGTTCGCGACATCGTAGCCGAGCGGCACCTTGCCGCCCATCCACATGCCGCGCGCCTTGGACGCCGCGACCTTGTCCCGGATCCGCTCTCCAATGACCTCGCGCTCGAACTGCGCGAAGGACAGCAGGATGTTCAGCGTCAGCCGGCCCATGCTGGTGGTGGTGTTGAAGGACTGCGTGACCGAAACAAAGGTCACGCCGTGCGTCTCCATCGTCTCGACCAGCTTCGCGAAGTCCATCAGCGAGCGGGAGAGGCGGTCGATCTTGTAGACGACGATGACGTCGACCAGGCCCCGCTCGATGTCGGCCAGGAGCCGCTTCAGCGCGGGGCGCTCCAGGGTGCCGCCGGAGAACCCGCCATCGTCGTAGCGGTCCCTGACGAGGGTCCAGCCTTCGGCACGCTGGCTGGCAATATACGCCTCGCAGGCCTCGCGCTGCGCATCGAGGGTGTTGAACTCCTTGTCGAGGCCCTCGTCGGTGGACTTTCGCGTATAGACCGCGCAGCGGAGCTTCCTGGTGGTTGCCGGCATGACCTCGCCGGCGGGTGCCTTCCGCCTCATGCGCCACCGCCCGGCTGGCGCAGCCCGAAGAACACCCAGCCGTTCCAGCGCGTGCCGGTGATGTGCCGGGCGATGGCGGACAGCGACCGGTATGGCCGGCCCTCGTACTCGAAGTCGTCGGGCCGGACCGTGACGACATGCTGCACGCCGTCGTACTCGCGGATCAGCCGGGTACCCGGCAGCGGCCGGCTGTCGGCGCGGATCCGCCGCAGCACGACGTTGCCGCCGTCCAACTGTTCGCCCAGCGCCTCCAGCCGTGCCCGCGTCTCGGGCTTCAGGCCGCCATAGGCCAGTTCCTGGACCCGGTAGGCGAGGCGGCTGGTGATGTAGCTGCGGCTGAAGGGTGGCGGCTCCTTGCCGTAGAGCCGTCGCCATTCGTCCTTGAGCTCGCCGATCGGCGCGGTCTTGATCCAGGCGAGCCGGCCGAGGACCTGGTCCTTCGGGATGGTCGGGATGGCACGCGCCACGGGCTCGATGGCGTCGGCGCTGCTGCGGTAGCGGGTCATGCGGAAGTCCTCTCCAAGGGGACCGCATGCACGCTCTGGTGGGCGGTGAAGCGTAGCGAAGTCTCGCCGCCGGCCCCGAGGTCGCGGTCGAACTCCTCGGCAGTGCGGCGACGAAGCCGCACCAGGCCCAGGGCCAGGATGTGACACACATCACGGAGATGTGGAGGGAGGTGATGCAGCACATCAGGACGCGGCGGACTCGACTGGGTCATCGGGAGACCCCGAGAAGCAGCGCCGCGACGGGGGCAATGCTAACGCCGACATGGGATCTAAACCGCACCAAGGGCCGCTGCCGTTGGCGGACGCCATCGTCGCCTTGTCCGAGCCCGAGTTGCTGCGTGCCGTCGAGGCGGCAGCAGTGCCCTTCACCCCAGACCAATGCGATCAGCATCAACGCGATTGGCTTGCCGAGGTGATTCACTATCGGCTGCACCCGAAAGACAAACGGCGCGATCGCGTGGGCCCACAGTATCAAGCGCTCGAGCGCGCCTGGTATCAGCTGTTCGTCCACTTCAATACGATGGTAGCTTCGGGAGAAGTCGTGCTTTGGGGACGAATGGAATGGCCGCTCGCTCGCCGCGATGCCGAGCCTCTGCCAGCGGTCTGGGCTGACGAACTGCTGTACTATCCGCGGCGGGACACCGTCCTTTTTCGCGCGGACGTCTACCGAGACGTAACGGCTGGACCGCGGACCAGCGCCGGGACGCTCGAGGAGCGACAGCGGGCGACGCGCAACGCAGCAGGTTCCATCCCGCTGGCGGCGGCACTTCGCGAGTGGACGGATCCCGCCCTGTTGAGCGAGGTGTGCCGTCACGAGCGGCAGCATACGTCGTTCGAGATGGCGGGGCTCACCACGCATCTGCTGTTGTCGAAGGCCCAGGATCTCGCGCAGCCGTCGGATCAGCGCTGGATGCTGGGAGCGCCGGATTTCACAAGGTTCATGGCAGCGTGGGGTGGTTTGGAGAATGATTTCCGCGCCCGTCTGGTTCGGGGGGAGTTCCATCTGAAAGGCGTCATGGCGAAGCCGCGCCGTGAACTGCAGCCTGAGATCCTGCCTGGCGTCTGGGCGGCCGATTCCGTCTTCGACTTCCAGCGCGGCACTGTGACCATCGACGACGCTAGGTATGTCGCCGTCACGGTGAGTCACGGACCCGGAACTCATGTAGGTGCGGTCCACGACAGCATCGCCGATACGCACGACGACGGGTTCAGTGATACCCCGGTGGCCTCGCCCGGTGCCACGTCGTCTCAGAAGCGCGGAAGGAAAGGTGTAGGGCCCATCATCGAGGAAGCCCTTCGCGAGTTCTGGGAAGTCCTCTTCCCGCAGGGCGCCCCCGCGCACCCTGGTAGGACGACCGAGTTTGCAGCGCGACTCATCAAGCGGGTTGAAGCGTCGCGCCTTTGGCGCGGCAAGCAGTTCCCGGAACATGGCACCGTTCGTAAACATCTGCCGAAGATCTACGAACGGGTGCTGGCCGAAAAAGACGGCCGATCGCAAAGCGGCCAATAAACCAGCGCTGGCGCAAGAAGCGCCAAGAGTGGCGGAATTTCCCCATTTTCTGTGGCGCTCGTTGGCCGAAATTCCAATGCGTCCAACTGAATTGCGGCCAGGAGATTTTCGCCCAATCGATCAGCCTACCTGCGTGGCATCACTGCAGACCGCGAGGTGCCGCGCATGGCTACGACCACTCATTTCCCGCCGATCCGCCTTACCCAGGTTGAACTTGCTCACCGCTGGACGATCAGCCCGCGCACGCTTGAACGCTGGCGCTGGCTGCATCAGGGGCCCCGGTATCTCAAGATCGGCGGGCGGGTGGTTTACCGCCTGGAGGACATCGAGGCCTTCGAGGCTAACCAGCTGCGGGGTGAGCCGTGATGGACGCCGCTACCGCCGCGGCCATGTCCAACCCGGACCGCAATCCGCATTTCCGCCGCCGCTGGACTGATGGAGAGGCAGATGCATCCGCCCTCTCGACGCGCCCATCGGTCGGCACCTTCGGCCTGGCGCTGCTGGAGGCGCTGCGTCGCCGACGTCTGGCAGAAGAGGGAACTGCAGTCTCCGGCGATAAGAGCGCCCCCCCGCGATGAACGCCGACAGCCCTCGACAGGCGGACCGCGATCAGATCGGTCGCTTCGTCGCCGCGCTGTTCCGCTATGCCGACGACGGAACCTACGTCTCCCTGCGCGCATTCTACGACGACGCCAACGCGGTGTTCGGAATCCAGACGCATCGGCTCTCGACCGATCTCGCGCCATTGGTCGACGAGGCCTTGGACTTCGCCACCCGGGCGGCAGGCACCGACAGACCGGTTGTGTTCGCTCCGCCCATCGCGACCTTCTCGAACGCGCGCGGCGCGACAGAGGCCGACTTGGAGAACGGCCTGGCCCTCAGCGTCGAATGCGACCAACGCCCGGACGAGGCGCGCATGAAGCTCGAAGGCTTGCTCGGTCCGGCTACGATCATCGTCGCCAGCGGCGGCGAGTGGCACAATCCCGAGACCGGTGAGTTGGAGCCCAAGCTCCATCTGCACTGGCGCCTCACTGAACCGACTCGCGAGACGGTGGACCATGCGAAGCTCAAGAGCTGCCGCAGCATGGCGAAGGAACTGGTCGGCGCGGACGGTACCAGCACCCCCATGGTCCATCCGATGCGCTGGCCCGGGTCCTGGCATCGCAAGGCGACGCCCCGCTTGGTTCGCATCATGGCCGAGACCGAGGCGGAGCTTGATCTCAGCGACGCTGAGCAACGCCTCCGCGAAGCCTGGGCGGCTCGGCGACAGCGGCAGGGCCGAGCCGGGCAGGCAGGATCGGGGCCGTCCAGCGAAGGCGAGGCGCGGGATACTGCCGAGCTGATCCGCGCCATCGTCACCGGCACCGACTACCACGCGCCGATTACGGCCCTGGCGATGCGCTATCTCAAAGGCGGCATGCTGGACGCCCAGGCTGTGCTGACCCTTCGGGGCCTCATGGAGGGGGTGCCGCCGGAGGTCCGCGATACCAAGGACGATGTGGCCCATCCAGGCCGTTGGCAGTCCCGCTATGACGACATTCCCCGCGCCGTCCGCACTGCGCGGGCCGAAATTGACGCAGAGACGGCGAAGACCAGCGACTGGCCGGACCCCGTCGATTTCCTGTCGGACGACATGCTGACCGGTGCACCGAGGCTCCGGCCGCGCCATTTGCCGGAGGCACTAGGAGCCTTTGTATTTGATACCGCCGAGCGGATGGGCGTGGACCCGACAGCAGTGGCTCTGGCCGCTCTGGTGACCTGCTCCAGCGTGAGCCACGAGAGATGGCGCATTCAACCGAAGCGCCACGACGAGACCTGGACAGAGGCTGCGCGCATCTGGGGGGCCATTGTCGGGGATCCCTCCATTCTGAAGACCCCCGTGATCGCCGCCTGCACCAGACCGATTGAGCACCTGGAGATGGAGGCTCGCCGGGAGCACGCGAGCGCCATTGCCCGCTACAAGACCGCGGCCAAGACCCTGAAGGACGAGGGGGGTGATCCAGGATCGCTGGGACCGGCTCCGCGTTGCTCGCGTTACCTGGTTGAAGGCACCACCATCGAAGCCCTCTCTGAGGTCCTTCGGGACGATGAGCAGGCTCATCACCAGGTTCCCACCGGTCGCGTCCTCATTCGTCAGGATGAGATGAGCGAATGGATCGCAAGCTTCGATCGGTATCGTTCTGGCAGCAAAGGCGGCAGCGATCGGGGCGCGTATCTCCGACTCTACAATGGTGGCCGCTATGTCGTGGACCGTGTTGGTCGCGGGAGTTTCGCTGTGCCAAGTTGGTCTGCATGCGTCCTCGGTGGCATTCAACCTGGCCCGATCCAGCGCATTGCGCAGGAGGCCGCCGACGATGGGCTGCTGCAGCGCTTCATCTACTGCGTGGCGACCCGGCAGGATGAGGGGCGCGACCAGGCTCCTGATCGACTAGCGATCGGGCGGTATGAGCGAGTGATTGAGTCGCTGGTCAGCCTTGTGCCGATGCCGGTCTCCTGGAGCTTCGCGCCGTGCGAGGCACCCCCGGCTGGACCCGTCGTCCTGCAGCTTTCTGAGGCCGCCCATCGATATCGGGGCGATATCAACGACCTCGCGCGCTCCATCTCTGCGTTGCCGGATACGTCTGCCCGACTCAAGGCCGCTCTCGGAAAATGGCCCGGCCTGTTTGCAAGGCTGACGCTGCTGTTCCACCTGATCGATGCGGCCGATGGTCAACGCGATGATGAGCCGCCACAGCAGCCCGATCTAACGGTCGGGGAGCATGTCGCCGCGCGGGTGGCGGCACTTATGCGCGATGTTCTACTGCCTCACCTGCTGAGGGCGGAGGCGCTGATGTTCGCGACTGCGCAGACGGGTGACGCGCGCTGGATCGCAGGATACATCCTGTCGCGCGAGTCGAGGCGCTTGGCGCTACGCGACATCGTGCAGGCCTATCATCCGCTGCGTGCTCCCGAACAGCGGCGGGAACTGCTGGATGTGATGGAGAGCTTGGTTGCCATGGGGTGGCTTACGCCCGAGCCCCAGGCCAATTCTGCACGCCCGCCCTCCGCCTGGCTAATCAACCCAGCAATCTACAAGAAGTTCAGTGCGCGAGCGGAGACTGAGCGGATGGCTCGCGCGGAGGCTGTTCGGGCAATGGGCGAGCGGCTGCGCGGGCGCGGCGCGCCTAGCGCCTGATGTTGCCAATGTTGAGCGGCGAACCTGGACGATGTGCTAGTCCTGCGCATCCCGATCCGCCGATCGCGCCTTAGCGCGCCGCGGAAAGACGCAGGCTTTCCGCTGTTCCCGAGGGAGAAGCGGATATCCGCGAGCCTCTCGCGCGGCGAATGTTGCCAATGTTGCTCGCGTGCGTGAGACATTGCGTCGTTCTGACTCTCTCCCCTTCATGCTATTCCTTCACGTACCTCGCGCGCGCGAGCAACATTGGCAACATCGCGCCGGTTGATGGGCCGAGGTTTTTGCGCCGAGCGTAGTGCCGAGTAGCGCATCGCATTTGCGGTCGATTGTGCCGCGGAATCCCGATCCGGTATCTAATTGAGGTCGCGGCGATGGGCCCGACGCCACTCCATAACGGAGGGTTCGAGATGCCTGAACCGCACGCCGCGCTGTCCCAAAACTTCCCCGCCTACAAAACGGTCCGAGTACGGGATCTGATCCCCTACGCGCGCAACGCGCGGACGCACAGCGACGACCAGGTCGCGCAGATCGCGGCGAGCATCCGCGAGTTCGGCTTTACCAACCCGGTGCTGACCGATGGTGCGAACGGCATCATCGCCGGCCACGGCCGCGTGTTGGCGGCGCGGAAGCTGGGCCTGGCCGAGGTGCCGGTGATCGAACTCGGGCATTTGTCGCCGGCGCAGCGTCGGGCTTACGTCCTCGCCGACAACAAGCTCGCGCTCAACGCCGGCTGGGACGAGGAGCTGCTGCGCCTCGAACTGGCCGAGTTGCAGGACCTCGGCTTTGACCTGGACCTGACCGGCTTCGACGCCGACGAGATCGCGAGCTTCCTCGCCGAGCCGACCGCGGGCCTGACCGACCCGGACGCGATCCCGGCCCTGCCCGAGAACCCCGTCACCCGACCGGGCGACGTCTGGATCCTCGGCCGGCATCGCCTGGCCTGCGGCGACTGCACCGACCCGGCGGTGGTGGCCGCGGTGCTGGGTGGCGTGCGCCCCCGCCTGATGGTCACCGACCCGCCTTACGGCGTGGACTACGATCCGGACTGGCGGAACCGTGCCGGATTGGGGTCCACCCGTCGCACCGGCAAGGTCGAGAACGACCACCGCGCCGACTGGCGCGAGGCCTGGGCGCTGTTCCCCGGCGAGGTCGCCTATGTCTGGCACGGCGCCCTGCACGCCACCACGGTCGCCGACAGCCTGACCGCCTGCGGCTTCGACATCCGCGCCCAGATCATCTGGGCCAAGGACCGCCTCGTCCTCGGCCGGGGGCACTACCATTGGCAACACGAGCCCTGCTGGTACGCCGTGCGCGGCCAGGGCCATTGGTCGGGCGACCGCAAGCAGACCACCCTGTGGCAGATCGCTGGGCGGTCAGAGGACGCCGAGACTGTCCACGGCACCCAGAAGCCGGTCGAATGCATGCGCCGGCCGATCGAGAACAACTCCTCGCCTGGCCAGGCGGTCTACGAGCCGTTCTCCGGGTCGGGCACCACCATCATCGCCGCGGAGATGACCGGGCGGGCCTGCCACGCCATCGAGCTCTCCCCGGCTTATGTCGACGTCGCCGTGGCGCGCTGGGAGGCCTTCACGGGGGAGGCGGCGGTGCGGGAGGGGGACGGGGCGCGGTTCGACGCGCTCGGCCCTGCTGGCGCGCCCGGGGGCCACACAGGCGGCCCTGAGGACGGGAACGGCTTCCATGCGCCGGTATGAACCCACCGCCGAGCAGCGGCGGACGGTCAAGACCATGGCCGGGTTCGGGGTGCCACACGAGGACATCGCGACCTTCCTCGGCATCGACGCCAAGACCCTGCGCAAGCACTGCCGCGAGGAACTCGACCGCGGGACGACGGAGGCCAACGCCAAGGTGGCGCAGTCGCTGTTCCAAATGGCCACACAGGGCAAGAACGTCGCGGCCGCGATCTTCTGGATGAAGGCCCGGGCGGGTTGGCGCGAGAAGGTCGAGATCAAGCCGGTGTTCGACGATCCGGAGCAGCTGACCGACGCGCAGCTGGAGGCGATCGCGCGCAGCGGGCGGGTGCCGGCCAGGCGCATCGAGGTGCAGATCGTCGACGAGGCGGACGCCGCCAAGGAGGGGCGGTGAGCAGCGCTGGTGGTGGCGATCCTGGTCCGGCGTCGAACGCCGACCCCATGTCGGTGCCGCTGAGCGTGGACCAGCGGCGCACGGCGCGGGCGATGGCCGGGCTCGGCGTCGCACGGCGGCAGATCGCGAAGTACCTCCGGATGGACGAAGCGGAGCTTGCCGCACGGCTGGGAGACGAGCTGGAGCAGGCGGAGGTGGAGGCAAACAGCAAGGTGGCGAAGGCGCTGTTCGCGATGGCGACGCAGAAGAACAACGTGGCGGCGGCGATCTTCTGGATGAAGGCGCGGGGTGGCTGGCGGGAGAAGCACGAGATCGAGGCGACGGTGCAGGCGACGCAGAACTACGTCATCCGGGTGCCGCAGCGTCCATCGAGCCAGGAGGAGTGGCTCGCGATGTACGCGCCGAGGGCGATCACCGAGCAGGAATGA